ACCAAGGCAACGGTTCAGGTGAACAATCAATTGGCGAATATTATTCATACATTCAGGGAGATTTGCGGAACCGCGCAATGCGCGTTCCAACAATCAACCGTGCGCGTGACCTGATCGCGTCAGTAGTTGGCAACACGCCAATGAAAATGTATCGCAAACGCTGGGATGAAGTCACTGGAGAAATGACAGAAACCGAAATTGCGCCGCGTTCCTGGCTTGCACAACCCGATCCACAATTGACCTATGCGACTTTTTGGAGTTGGGTATTTGATGACCTTTTCTTTTTTGGTAGGGCTTTTTTGTGGGTTAGTAGCAGAACCCAAGATGGCATGCCTGCTTCCTTCACGCGCTTACCGGCCGCAATGGTGAACACTTTGGACATGTCAGGCCCCGTGTTTGCTTTCGGTAAATCAAATCAGATTTACTTTCAAGGCGCACAAATACCAACCGAAGATGTTGTGCAAATCATTGGTTCCAACCAAGGAATCATTTACCAATCGCCACAAGTGATTGCAACATCATTGGCTTTGGAAGATGCGCGACTACGCAACAGCAGTTCGGCTTTGCCTGCTGGAGTTTTGCGTCAAACTTCGGGTGAGCCGCTTTCGGGTGAGGATCTTTCGCAACTGGCCCAACAGTTTGAACTGGCCAGAAAATCCAATCAAATCGCGGCTATCAACCAATTCGTAGAATGGCAACCAACCGATGTTGACGCATCAAAAATGTTGCTTTCTGAAGCCGCAGAATTTCAATCCAAAGAAGCGGCAAGAATGTGCAACATCCCTTTCTTCCTTAACGGAAACAGCGTTGGTTCATACAGTTACCAATCCAACCAGGGCGCGCGCCAAGACCTTTATGTTTTCGCGGCCCGTTCTTATATGTCCGTAATTGAACAAACAATGTCAATGAATTCAATCCTTCCTCACGGAACTTGCGTCAAATTTGATGTTGACGATTACCTATCTGAAATTGTTGACGCTGATGAAGAAATGCCATATGCCGAAGAAACAATGCCAACAATGAACCCAAATATGGAGTAGAACTAGAAACATGTTGAAACTAATTTCCACCGATTTAACCCTGGACGCGGCAGCCGTAGAAGGTATGCCGTCCCGTTCCGTTTCGGGTGTGGCCGTTCCTTATGGTGTCGCCGCAACCGTCAGCGATGGCACAAAAGTGATCTTTGAGGCCGGCAGCCTTCCAACCGATGGCAAAGCCCCCAAATTGTATTTGAACCACGATTCTGAACAAGCCGTTGGCATTGTCACCGAAAGAGTGGACACCCCTGAAGGCATGATGTTTTCAGCGCGTATTTCTAAGACACCCCAGGGCGAAACGGCCTTGACACTTGCCCTAGATAAAGTCATAGATTCGGTGTCAGTCGGTGTGAATCCTACAAAATTCAAAATGCAAGACGATGGGACAATGCTTGTTCAGGCAGCTGACTGGATTGAATTATCGCTTGTCACCGGCCGACCAGCATTCTCAGGGGCCGTCATCACTGATGTAGCTGCCACCGAACCCGAGAGCATCCCACACCAAGAAGAAGAAAAAGATATTATTCAAGAAGAAGTTTCAAACGAGGAGAACCCAACCATGTCCGAATCCACCCCAGTAGAAGCAGCAATCCCAACTTCCCCAGTTGTATTTGCTGAAGCAAAACGCGAATTCAAAATGCCATCCGCTGGCGATTATCTTGCAGCGATGCACATTGGTGGCGACACCTTCCGCAAAGTAAACGCCGCATTCCATGACGCAGCGCGCCGTGGCCAGTCAGCGATTGAAGCAGTTTCGCAAGACCTAACCAGCGACACCCCAGGTTTGTTGCCAGTTCCAGTTCTTGGCCCAGTGTTTCAAAACTACAACTTCATGCGTCCAACTGTTTCCGCATTTGGAACACGCGCAATGCCAAACGGTTCGGGAATCAGTTTTACGCGCCCTTCAATCACGACACCAACTGCGGCAGGTAAGCAAACCACGCAAGGAACCGCAGTCACTTCACAGACAATGGTTCTTGCAGCAAACACCGTCACCCGTCAGACCGTGGCAGGCAGCATTCAGATTGCACAACAGACAATGGATTTCACGGATCCAGCCGCAATGAATGTGATCTTGAATGACCTCGCAGGACAGTATTTGAAGCAGACGAATGACATCGCAATTGATTACTTGGTGTCACAGAAGCAGGCTTCGGGTTACACCTGGACAGTTACCGCAGGCGATGTTTCCAGTTTGATTGCTGGCATCTACGGTTCCGCAGAAAACATTTCGGCAACCACCAACCTGTTCCCAACCCATCTTGTGTGCAGTGTGGATGTGTGGCGCAAACTAGGTTCACAGGTTGACGATGCAAAACGCCCAGTGTTCCCAGCAATCGGCGCGCCTGGCCTCATTGGTCAGAACACGCTTGGCGCAGGTTCAGCCGCTTCATGGTCGGGAATGAACCCACTTGGTTTGGAAATTGTGGTTGACGGAAACGCAGCTGCAGGAACCTTGCTTGTGGTTCACGCCCCAGCCGTAGAATTTTACGAAGCCCAACAGGGAATGCGTAGCGTTGAAGTGCCTGACCTTTTGGCCCGTACCTTCTCCTACTACGGCTACTTTGCAACATTCGTTCAGGATGCCCAAAACCCAACAGCGGTTGCAGGAAGCCAGTTCGTTCAAGCAATCACTGTCGCTTAGTAGAAAGGCGGCTTTACCGCCATGGCTACTTACACCGTCACCCATAAACAACTGATTGATAACTACGCCGTACTTCAATTACTGACCCCCACAGAAATTGAAGTCGGCCAATCAATCACGGTTGCAACGGTTGGCGCACCCTTCAATGGAACTTTTGTTGTGGTGTCGCTTCCCGAATATTTGTATGTTGGCACTGACAGCGAAGGTGATTTGGATTTTGACGCATTCACACCAATTCCAAATCAGGTGTTGTTTGCCTGCACGGGAAGCGATGTTCAACGCGGCGCGGCAACTGGCACAGTTACCTATGCCCCTGTTTGCACCTGGATCACAGTTAACGACATAGCCGATTGGTTGTATCTTTCAACAGCAACAGCCGCTGATCAATCTTTCTTGACGATTGCGGCGGCTGCAGCTAACCAGTTTGCATTTAGAAGGAGACAAGAAAGCGGCTATTTTGATTCGCTCAGCACCGTTCCATCGCAAGATGTGAAACTGGGAACAGTGATGTACGGCGGCGCGCTTTACCGCCAGCGCGGTTCAGTGGATGCTTTTGCATCATTTAACGAAATGGGAAGTCAGCCCCCAATGGCGTTGTCAGGCATGGTCAAACAGTTGCTTGGCATTGAACGCCCCCAGGTTGCCTAATGCCCACCGCATACACCGACCTTTTAAACAAAGCGTTGGACAGTCTCGCCACCACTTTGAACACCATTACCCCGGCCATACCAATTGTGACCGACCCCAGGAACATTCAGGGTGCTTGTGCATTCATTAACGCCCCCACCTTCACGACACCGTTAATGAAAAATAAGCGCATCCAATTGACCTTCCCTGTTCAACTGATTGTTCCTGGGCCTTTTAACCTTGACGCACAGCGCAAACTGTTGAACATGACCGCCCAAATGCTGGGGGCCAATGTGGCAATCACGGAAGGCCGGCCAACATCCATAGAGATTGGTGGCGCGTTGTACCCTTGTTATGAAGTTATTGTCAACATGGAGGCAAGTTCACTATGAAGTTAATGATTATGTCCAGCAAGGTTGGCAAGGTGGGCGACTACTTTGAACCGGCCGAAGGAATCAATGTCCAGGCTTTAATTGACGGCGGTTTCATTGCCTATGAGCCTGAATCCACCGACACACCCAAAAAATCATCTACTATCAAGAAAACACCTAAGGAGTAACAAATGGCCACTTCAACTTATCTTTCTAACCTGTCAGCATTGACCGTGAACAGCGTTTCGCTGGTGGATCAATGCACAGGCATTGTGTTTACGCAGTTGCGCGAAGCATTGGACAAAACCACGCTGGCCGACACTGGCCGCACCTACACGGGCGGCTTGTACAACAACGAATGCACCATGACACTTTTTCAATCATATGCAGCTAGTGAGACTTACCAAACACTTGCATCCATCGTTGGCACACAGACAACAGTCGTTGCAACGGTCATTGAAGGCGCAGTGACAAAAGTATTCACCCTGGCCAACTGTTACTTGGAATCCATGCCAGTTATCAATGGCGCGCTCGGAGAACTAAGCACCGTAGATTTGACCTTCACGGGTGGCGCGCTAAGCGTCAGTTGATCACGGCCATCACTTGGCCCGACACAAGGAGACAAAGTGAAACTGAAATTGAAAGTTACCCCTACACCAGGGGATGAACCAATCATTGTTACAACAAACCTGCTTTGCATTGCAGAATGGGAAAAGCAAGAGAATCGCAAAGTGTCTGATGGCCGCGGAATCGGTGTCATGGACATGGTTTTCTGGGCGCACTTCATGTTGAAAACAACCAGTTACAAATCCAAACTGGGTGCTACACCAAAGTTGTGGTTGGAATCCAACCCTGACATGGAAATTGAAGCGGTGGACATGACAAACCCAAACCCTACGGGCGCGGAACCTACCGAAGGCAACTAGCAGAACTTCTAGTTTCAGTAGGGTGGTTTCCGCCGCACATAGAGTTTGATACACGCGACCTTCAAACAGTTATTAGTGTTCTTAACGAACAAGCGAAGGAAAGGCGGCAACGATGACACAGGCAACTATCAAGGTTTACGGTGTCAAGGCTGCTTTAAAAGAACTAAACAAAATCAACCCAAGTTTGCGCCGCCAATTTACAAAACGGTACAAAGACATTGTGAAACCAGTTTTGCAACAAGCCAAATTGGATTTTCCGAAGTCACCGCCACTTTCAGGCATGGGCCGGCCGCACACTCGCCTAGGAGGCTGGGACGGCGGTTTGGTGGCAAAGGGCGTGGTTGCCAAGATTGACACGCGCAAAGGAAGAAGCGACAATGTGGGCGCATTCTTTATTGTGCAAAAAACGGGCTGGGGATCAATCTACGACATCGCCGGCCGTAAAAACCCTGGATCACAATTTGTTCAAAACCTAGCAGCCAATGGTCATGGTTCAGCATCGCGCGTGATGTGGCCAGCATATTTACAGAATGCCAATCAAATTCAACTAAGTGTGCTTGACTTGGTTGGCGATGTAATGGAAGAAACAAACAGAAAATTGATAACTGATGGCAATTAGAATTCCAATCATTTCGGAATTTAATCCGAAGGGCGTAGCCGCAGCCAAAGCGGAATTTGCATCTTTGGAGGGTGCAGGTTCCAAAAGTATGTTCCTGTTGCAAAAAGCAATCCTGCCGGCCGCCGCCGCTATTGGCACATTCACTTCAGTTATTGCACCGGCCATTAGAGCTGCTTCAGACTTTGAAGAATCCACTTCCAAAGTCAATGTCATTTTCGGGCGCGCTTCCAAAAGCGTCAAGGATTTTGCCAAGGATGCCGCTGTTTCGTTAGGGCAATCCCAACAAGATGTGTTGAATGCAGCTGGCACATTTGGCACATTTGGCAAAGCCGCAGGTTTAGCAGGCGAAGATTTAAGCACATTCACAACCGACTTTGTGACGCTTTCAACTGACCTGGCATCATTTAACAACACCACCCCTGAAGAAGCAGTGCTGGCCATTGGGGCCGCTTTGCGCGGCGAGTCAGAACCCTTGCGCCGTTTCGGTGTTCTCCTTAACGATGCCACCCTGAAGCAAGAAGCCATGACCCTTGGCATTTATGACGGCAAAGGCGCATTGACCGCCCAACAGAAAGTGTTGGCCGCACAGTCAGCAATCTACAAACAAACAGGGGACGCACAGGGCGACTTCTTGCGCACATCCGATGGGCTGGCAAACAGCCAACGGACACTTAGCGCAATTATGAAAAACTTCCAGATCCAACTGGGTCAACAAATGCTTCCAGCAATGACCGACTTTGCAAACGGCCTTGTAGATATTTCCACCGCATTTGGGAAAATACCAACCCCATCAGATGACGCAATGAAAAAAATTGGTTTGTTCAGAAAGATTGTTGAAAGCGCAACCAACAGCGTCAGTTTTTTTATCAACGGAATCAGGCTCATTGGCTCAGGGTTCTTTGATGCCAAAGAAGCAACAGGCGCATACAACCAGGCAATGGGCCTTTCAAACCAAGCACAAATGCGCGCCGCTGATGCCGCTGGAATCTTCAACAGAAAATTTCAGGAAACACCGCCAGCCATCACAGGCGCAAAAAAAGAAGTTGAATCATTTGCTGCAGCTTTAAAAGAAAAACTTTCTGATGCAGTGGACGCAGCCAAAGACAAACTGGAAGATGCCAAAGCCGAATTTGCAGACTTTGCAACCAGCGTTTCCGATGCTGTTTTAGGGGCGTTAGATTTTAACAAAGCGTTGGAAGATGGTGATTATGGTTTTGCAGGATTCCTAGAGAACCTACGAAAGCAAGTCAAAGGCATTGAAGATTATTCCAGCAACCTTGAAAAAGCGTTAGCCGCTGGGTTGTCTAAAGATGCTTTGCAATATGTGTTGGACGCAGGGAATGTGGCCGGCGCAGAAATCGCTTTGGAACTTATCAAAGGCGGCCAGGTTGCCATTGATGAAACAAACGCTTTGGTGGATTCAGCCAAGGCAGCTGCCGACAAGATTGGTTTAAACGCGGCAACGAAGTTTTACCAAAGCGGTGTTGATTCGGCCCAAAAAATGGTTGATGGCATCACGGGCGAACTTGACAAGATGACCCCGAAATTGATGAAGAAGATGGATGAGATTGCCGCCAAAATGAAGCGCAATGTGAACATTGATGTGGTAATCACGGAACGAGTCAACAAAATCATTTCCACTTTCAGCGGAGAGATTCCAAAAATGGCTGAAGGTGGCATTGTAAACCGGCCAACCTTGGCTTTGATTGGTGAAGCAGGCCCCGAAGCAGTTGTGCCATTATCCAAAATGGGTGCAGGCGGCGGCGGTGATGTCAACATCAATGTGAACGGTGGAATGGCTACATCAGCCGAGATTGGGCAAACCGTATTGAATGCTTTGCGCGCCTATCAGCGTTCGGCAGGGCCGTTGAATTTGAACATTGCATGAGCGGCTACGCGGTTTTAGATTCGGGCAATTATGACCTGCAAATTGCCACAGGATTTTTGGTTGACGCTTTCACCCTGGATGATCCTGTCCGTGGCCTACTAGACGATCCTAATTATGTGCTGGACGGAACAACCGAATTTGCATCCGTCTTGGAATCCACTACAAACATTGCGGTGAAACGCGGCCGGCGTGACACGGGTGACCAGTTCAGTGCTGGCACAATCACTTTCAATATCACCGATGTGGATGGCATTTTCAACCCGTTTGATGAAAATTCGCCCTACTACAACACTGAAGATTCACAACCAGGGCTTGCCCCAATGCGCGAATTGAAGTTGATTCGGTACGATTCTACAAATACCGCTGAACTGCTTTTTTCAGGATATGTGGTCAATTATGACTACAACTTTGGTTTGGGAGAATTGGACACTGTGACCGTGTATGGCGCGGATCAGTTTTATTTGCTGGCCCAAACCTACCTAGACGAATACAATCCAACAGCCCAACTTTCAGGCCAGCGGATCACATCAATTTTGGATTTGCCTGAAGTAAATTTCCCAGCTGCACAACGAAACATTGCCACAGGCACAGTCAACCTTGGACATGATGCCGCATATACCGTTTCCGCAGGCACAAACGCCCTGGCCTACATCACACAAATAAACCAAACAGCCGAATTTGGGCGCGTGTTCATGTCCCGTGAAGGTGACTTCACATTCCAAAACCGTATCGGCAACACCCTTTCAGGCCCCGTGGCCGACTTCCACGATGACGGAACAGCCATCCCCTACACGGGCTGCGGCATATCGTTCCAGGCTGACGCAGTAATCAACCGCGCCGTAGTCACAGGCTTAGACGGGAAAACAGCAACCGCTGAAGATTTGGGATCAATCGCCCAATACTTTATTCAAACGGCCAACATTGGCAACAGCCTTCTACACACACAAGGCGAAATAGACACCGCCGCCGCATACCAAATTTTTCCACAACCTGAACCACGGTTCACCACCGTTGAAACCCCATTCTTGGCATTGACCACCCCACAAAAAGACACTTTGGCAATAGTGGAAATTGGGGACACCATCGCCGTAGAAAAAACTTTTCCTTCGGGCGTGACCACAACCAGCCTGGCGCAAGAATTAGCAGTGGAAGGCATTGAACATTACATTGACTACCAATCCGGCCACCGCGTCATTTACTTCACAAGCCCAACTACCGTTGTGTATGAACTGATTTTGGACGATATTTTGTACGGAATTATTGACGCAGATAATGTGCTGGGTTGATCTAGGATAGGGGACATTATGGGAGCCAACGCACAAATAGCAGTTCCAGCATTTACCGCTGGGCAAATACTAACTGCCGCCCAACAAACGCAGATCAACACAGGAATCCCTGTTTTTGCAACTACAACAACTAGGGATGCTGCTTTTGGTGGTGCAGGTGAAAAGACACTGGCACAAGGCCAATTTTGTTATCTTGAAAGCACAGGCAAATTGCAAGTTTACACAGGAAGCGCGTGGTCAAATGTGGGCAGTCAAACACAGGTAACAAGATTTACGGCAAGCGGAACATTCACACCGCCAACAGGCGTAACTTACGCGATCGCACACATTCGCGGCGCAGGTGCTGGAATAGGTAGCAATGTCGCTGGCACTGGTGGCAGTTCATCGGTTGCATTTGCTAGCGGCACAATTACGGCTGGCGGCGGTGCAGCCATAACTCCAGGTACTGGTGCTTCAACAATTTTTAGCACTGTAGTTCCAGCCAACAGCGGTTCATCTGCGGTAGGTGCAGGTATCGCGCCAGGTGGATTTGGTTATCCTCAGAACGGTGCTAACGGTGCAGAAATTGTTGCAGGCGGCGCAGTAACCGCTGGTGTCGGAATAACCGTTACTATCGGCGCAGGCGGTACGGCTGGCACAAGTGGCAATGCTGGTGGAGATGGTTACATCTGGATTGAATACGAGGTTTAAAACATGGAACAAACATATGCACAAATAGAAAATGACATTGTTGTCAATGTCGTTGTTGCTGACGCTGCATGGATAGCAGAACAGCCTGGCGAATGGATTTTGTACACTCCTGAAAACCCTTGCGCTATTGGTTGGACTGTAACAAATGGTGCTTGCGATATTCCACCGCCACCACCCCCGTTTGTTTATCCTACGGTTTAATGCGTTGGGCTAAATACGCGGCCCTGCTTTTTATGGTTGTGGTTGTCGCGGTGGCAGTCAGTGGATGCTCAGATCGTGAGCGTTTTAACTGCATCCGCGTTAACAACGAACGGGTGACAACCCCAACAAATGTTGAAGTAGGAACGGGGCGTTGTGCCTAGATACACCAACGATGAAATTAAAGCGCGGCTGATTCTCATGGTCGGAATCGGGCTTACACTTGCTTTTGTTGGATCAATCTTCACGCTTTTGTACGGCCTTTTATTTGTGACACAGCCTTTGGAACAAAGCCCAAATGACGCTGAAGCGTTCTCTGTGCTAAATCCAATGCTGATGACATTGTCAGGCGGCCTTATAGGATTACTAGCGTCCAATGGTTTGAAAACCAAAGTGAAAGGCAAAGACGATGAGACAGAGTGACAAAGCAATCTTGGCTTCATACGCGCGTTCCGCTGTTGCCGCTGTGGTGGCAGTTTATTCAACGGGTGCAACTGATCCAATGGATTTTGTGAAAGCTGCAATTGCCGCATTGATCCCACCAGTTTTGCGTTGGGCAAACCCGAAAGATCCAAGTTTTGGCCGTTCCGCATAAACGCAAAGTAGTTTTGCCAACGGTTTTGGCACACTGCAAACCAGGAGAATTGCCAGCAAACATGTTGGTAGAAGTAAAGCCCTACGGAAAACTTTTGTTTTCTGCAGCTGACGCATGGATGGCTTTTAAACAGCGCGCCCATCAGGAAGGAATTGCAGTATTCAAGCCGGCCAGCGCAAATGATTGTTACCGATCCATTGCCACCCAAACCATTGCATGGAATGACCGCATGACCACCGAACCACTACCAGGCGTTACCCCCAGGGTGTACCAGGGCAAAAACTTTTACTTGAAACCAGGCAAAGCCCCAATTGCACAACCAGGAAAAAGCAATCACAACTGGGGAATTTCTGTTGATGTCCACACTGCATCGGGCGAACGATTTGAATTCATGAAAGCCCACGCCCTGGAATACGGTTTTACTTGGGAACTGGATTCCGAACCGTGGCACATAAACTATTTTTGCGGTGATCGTGTACCTGAGGCAGTCACAGCATGGAAAAACTGGAAAGCCTTGCAATAACCATTTCCATTGTTTAGGGTGGAACCACCCGATGAAAGGAAATTAATTATGACGCTTACTGCCCCCAAAATCATTGCTGGGCTCATTTGTACCTTGTGGGGCTTTGCGGCTCTCCTAGGCCCTCAGAATGCCCAATCCGAGCCTTCTAGTAGCACCATTGACCTAGCCCCCTACCTGATAGAGCCGGCCGCAACCACCACTTCCACGATTGTTTGGATTAACCCCGAATCTGACGCTTGCGAACAATTCTCAGGATTAGCCGTCAATATGGGTTGGCCCATCAAACAACGCGAAATGCTAAAAAAGGTCATGTTCCGCGAGTCCAGGTGCATTCCAATCGCCCACAACAAAGCAGACACAGTGGGGCAATCGTATGGACTTCTACAAATTAACACCTTTTGGTGTCAAAGCAAAAATTCGTTTCTTCAAACACGCGGCGTTCTAACCAGCTGCGAATCCCTGTTAGACCCCAACATTAACCTTCAGGCTGGATTGTTAATTTGGCAAAATTCCCGTTGGAATCCGTGGGGTGGTAAATGAGCGAAGGCGTTGCATGGAACCAGGGCGAACTGTCCGAAGATACACGCGAAATGATTCGCCAGCAATCATACAAAAGCCATGAAATGGCAGTGTTCAATCTGATTGACGAAATCTTCCGACCACTTTACACACCGCCGAAGCAGACCGATAACCATTTGTTGCGCGGTCTAAGAAACATGCTTATAGATTTTCAGTTAAGTGGCCAAGATGACTACGCGGAATGTGTTACTTTGGCAATTGAAGCCCTTGGTGGCGTAGTTAAACCCGACTAGAGAAAGAAACCCGACATGAGCGAACAACTTGAAATGTTCACAACCACTTTGGGCTTGGCTGGACAAAAAACACGGCCGGCCTTAGATAGCCCAACAGTTGCCATTGCGAACAATGCACCTGACACATCACGCGAAGCAGGCGAAAAAGCCAAATCTCATTCAGGGAAACAACGCGAACTGATCCACTTTTGGATTAAGTGGGCATCAAAAAGCGAATCAAACGGCATTACTGCCGATGAACTTTCCGTTTTGTTGTTGCTTCCAGCCCAATCAATTTCGGCGCGCATCAATGGCCTTCACAAAGATGGCTGGATTGTTGACAGTGGCAAACGCAGGAACACCCGTTATGGCAGAAAAGCAATTGTCTGGAAGGCAAATTGACCAAATTTGGGCGATACATCCCATCCGATTACACGCTAAAAAAGCGTGAGCGAACCATCAGAACAATCAAAATTGACAACGAAAGACGCGAAAAGGCAAAAAATATGGCATTTGATTTAAGCAACTACGAAACCGTTGAAACCCGTTTGACCAGGTTTTGGGAAACATTCCCTGAAGGTCGGATTGAAACGACACTGATGAACTATGACGGTGAATCCTGCATTGTTCGGACAGTAATTTGGAAGCACCGTGATGATGCACAGCCAACGGCCACAGGTTATGCCCACGAAATCCACAGTGACCGTGGCGTGAATGCCACTTCATTTGTGGAAAACGGAGAAACCAGTTCAATTGGCCGTTGCCTGGCCAACATGGGGTTTGCGACACAAGGCAAACGACCATCCAGGGAAGAAATGCAAAAGGTGGAACGCCTGTCCACAAACACCGCTGTAGTGGGCTCAGGGACGCGCGTAGAACGACCACAAGCGACACAACCAGCATTTGCCACACCGAAACAACAGAATTTTATTAAAGCCCTGGCAAAAGGCAAAGAATGGGACGAAGGAAAAACGCTAGAAGAGCTGCACTCTTTGCTAGGTGTCAACGATGTGATCCTAGAAACTCTGTCAGGCTCACAAGCCAGCCGCGTGATTGAAGCTTGGAAATGACCGAAGCCGAATTTAAAGACATCATCATTAGCGTGGCGAAACGCTACGGATGGTTAATTCACCATGATCTGCCTGCACAAAATTCCCGTGGTCGGTGGGCAACACACATTCAAGGTGATGTCGGTTTCCCTGATTTGGTATTGTTGCACCCCCACAGCGGAAAACTTTACATTGCAGAACTTAAATCAGACAAAGGCAAACTGACACCTGGACAAAAACGATGGTTAACTGCATTTGAAAACGCTGGAATTTACAACACAGTATTAAAACCAAACGACATGGAATATGCGCTTTATTTGTTAACTAATCACCACCTATGACACTTACAGTGGGAAGTCTCTTTAGTGGAATTGGTGGTTTGGATTTAGGTTTGGAACGCGCAGGAATGAAAGTGATATGGCAATCAGAAATTGATCCATATTGCAACAAAGTTTTGAAAAAACATTGGCCGAAGGTGGTAAATCATGGAGACATCAAAAAAATTGACTGGGCAACCGTTGAACGACCTGACATTATTTGCGGTGGATACCCTTGCCAACCATTTAGCCTTGCAGGACAACGAAAAGGAATTGATGACCCAAGACACCTTTGGCCTTGGGTGCGAACAGCCATCAGCGAACTACGACCCAGTTTCGCAATCCTGGAAAATGTCCGAGGACATCTCACTATGGGGGGATTGCAGGTCATTGGAGAACTTACCGAAATCGGGTATGACGCGGAATGGCGCGTTGTTTCCGCAAGCGGATTGGGTGCGCCCCATCGCCGAGAAAGGCTCATCATTGTGGCCTACCCCCACGACACAGGAAGTGGAACACCCGAACGCGGAACTGACATCAACAGGACGCAGGAAATCAAAGAACGGGAAATCTTCACACAGCCTGGGTTTAGCCGATGCAGTCCAAATGTGGCCAACACCGACAGCGAGCAGCTGGGGGAACGAAGGATCACGAAAAATGCTAGACCGACATGTTCAATCTGGGAACATAACGGAAGACGACAAACGCCGTATGACGGCTGGCAATGGTGGGAAGTTGAACCCCGAATGGGTCGGGTGGCTGATGGGATTCCCCACAGGGTGGACAGACTTAGAGGATTAGGAAACGCAGTAGTACCTCAGTTGGGCGAATACATCGGCCGGCTGATCACAACTTCATTAGACGCATAGACCTAAGCCTGTCGCAGGGCGGATGGATGACACCTGGTAACAGGGGTAGATGAACGCGCCCTGAATCATGCAACACGAAATGAAACAGGCAAAGCGTTTAGGCGTGATGTAAACAGTCATCAAAGAAACAGAATGGGAACTGGGGTGGGCAACCCAGTGGGTGGGCAATCATCCCTTTGCATTGCGTTACCATTTGCAACACAGAACACAAACAAACCGAAAGCAACCAACATGAACCCGACCACAAACACTACCCACCCCTTGCCACCAAGCCCCCCTGGGGGCGCGGTAGCACAAGCCGAAGGCGCGTGAGATGCCACGCCAACACACCACGAACGATAAACAATATGCAGCCGCACGGCGCAAGGTACTGGCAGAACACCCTGAATGTCATTGGTGCGGTGCAGAAGCAACCGAGGCCGATCACCTAATCCCGTACATACTGGGTGGAGAAAACACAACAGACAATTTGGTTAGTGCGTGTAAGCCCTGCAACGCAAGACGAGGCGCACAACTAAAGAACAAACAAAACACAGAACGCCAACGAAAAAGAAAAGAAATCCTTGATTCAAAAGGAAAATCAGAAAATAATTCTGAAAATGTTTTTTTACACACAAAACAAAGCC